CCTTTGTGGAGCCGTGATACATCCCGAGCCGCACCCCGTCGCGGAGTGCATCGCGAAGGGACTCGTACAACGCCCGATCCGCCGCGCTCATTCCACCGGCCCGACCAGTAACCCCGCGGCCCCCTTCAGCCTCTCGGGCACCTCCCCTCTCACCGCCAACGCCTCCAACTCCGCATCCGACATCTGCTCGAACAAGTGGGCGTGGAGAATCTGCTTCCTCTCCACCTTGTCCCCCGACACGGTGAGCAAGAGCTCGGCACCCCGTAACGCATCGGCGTCCCGCCGCGCCCGTCCCTTCCGCTCGCCGGTGGCACGATCCTTCACCCCTCCCGCCAACTCCGCCACATGGGCCATTACCTCGGGCGCTGCGGCCTTAGCAGTGGCTTGCACGCCGAATGTGCCCCGCAATACCCGGTCGAGCTGCGCATCGCGGACCAATTCGATCAACCGCACCACCGTCGGATGCTTGAGCACCCGCCCGACGACCTCGACCTTCGCGTAGCCGATGGCCTTCGCAATCTCGCTCATGTCGTAGCCACCAAGGTGCATGACGGCGACCGTCCATTGCCGCGTGCTCACGCTGCGCACAAGCTGATCCAACGGAATGCCGGATAACTCCTCGACCAGCCGCTGCTGCGCCGCCTCGCGCTCCGCCCGGTGCGAACGGCGCCCCGCATTCATGCGCGCAACGCGGGCGGCGATGAGGTCGGCACTCGGTGCCCATCCACGCTGCATGCCTGGCCCCATGCGCGCGCTCATGCGTCGCCCCGTCGGCCACGAAACGTGATGAGCATATGGCAATTGAAGCACAGCAGCCGCATGCCATGGTCTGGATCGCGCAGTGCGCGCTCGTACCGGCTCCACATGGTGGGACTCCCGCTCCCCCTCCCTGCATGGAAGCCCCCACCGGCCCGGCAGCGCCGCACCCGGCCACCATCCTGCTGGGTATGATCCACCGTCAACACGTCCGCCGCCGTGATGCCACAGGGCCCCGGATGCCAGCAATCCTCATCGGCACACGAACAAACGCCGCCAAGCGCCTCGACGACTCGAGCCTTCGCCGCCGCCCGCGTGCGCCGCTGAAACGCCGTCCCACACGCCGTCGAGCAAAATGGCCGCTCCGTCGCCGCGCCACACCCACAACACCGGTGCCATCGACGACGGCCCAGCGCTTGGCCCTTGAGATGGTTCCGCCGTGCACGCGCCGCACACCGTGCGCACCGACGATAGAATCCCGCCGCGTAGTGCCGCCGGGCGCTGCGGAATCCGCATTCCGTGCAGAGCGGGCGCCGCTCAAACCACGCAAACGCCCCTTGCTCGGTGCCCGTCGCCACGGCACCCAAGGCCGTCTAGCATATGAACCGCCGGAGTCTACCCCCGGCGGGGGGCCGGCAGCCGCGAGTGGTAGAACGAGCGCCGCGGCTCGGCGTCCACGCGGCGATGGACCCGGGGGCCGGTCGGGCCGTGGGAGCCGCTCGCTGCGCTCGCTCCTACGCCCGCGCTCCGCGCGTGCCTAGCGGCCAGGCTAGCCAGCTAGCTGGCTGGTCCTGGTCCTCTGCTGGTCCTGAGGTGGTCACGACGTGACCACGTTGCTCTAGCTGGCTGCCTAGCCAGCTAGCTGACAGTGGTAGCCCCGGGCCGTCCCGGCCGGGGGCGAGCGACCGGAGGGAGCGGCCATCCGGCGCGCGGCGGCAGTGACCGCCGCGCTCCGGCTACCAAGCTAGCTCCGGGGAGTAGGGGCGGAAGCCCCCGGTGAATATTTGCTAGCTTCCTACCTTGTGGCCCGGCTCCCGGTGGTCGCCTCGCGGGAGTACGTGGGCTAGGCTTGGCCTAGGGCTCGACCGACGGGACGGTCGTACGGAGACGGGCGTGTCCCCCCGTCCCCCCCTGTATGCCATGGACAAGTACCATGCGTGTCTAGTCACGGTGCGTCATGGAGGCGGGAGCGGGTGCGAGCCATGGCGTTCCAGACCGCGCGTTCCGGGGTTCGGCCGGCGCCGAGGAAGGCGTTGTGCTCGCCGCGGACGGTGAAATAGGGGCGGGTGGTGGTCGGGGGGTCGAGGTGGGCATGGCAGCGTCGGAGCCAGAACGCGCGGACGGGTTTGGGGGGATGGACGAGGTGCCCGGAATAGGGGCCGCGGGCTCTGGAGCGTGGCCGTGGGGTGAGTGGCTCGCCGTGCCGGCCGCGTTCGGAGGCGTTCAGGCGTTCGAAGTCGAGTTTGCGAGCCATGGGAGGCGATTCATGCCCCTACAAGCCCGTTTTTCCTTCGTTTTCGGCCCCTGAAACCCGAAAAGTCGGGAAAACGGGCGAAAACTGAGTGATTTCAGGCGGTTTCGAGGGGCGGAGGGGCGAGGAGGGCGTCTCTGAGCTCGCGGGCGCCGTCTAAGAGCTCCTGATAGCCGCAGGTACAGGGGCCGGCGTGCTGGGCGGGGCAGCCATAGGCGTGGTCCAAGCGTGGGCGGACCATGGCGAGGCCTTCGAGGACCATGCGGGAGGCTTCCTCGACGGTGGCTTGAGCGGCGGGCGCTGCGGCGACGGTGGCGGCCTTCGTGTGTGCCATGGGGGGGCCGTCTACCATATGCCGGGGTGGCACCAAGCCCCCGGGGGGTTGGTTAACCGCGGGGACGTGGTAGACGGCAAGCCCCGCCATGAGTCGGGCGGGCAGGAGGCCGGCAGTCGCCGTCACCCCCGGCGGTGCCCCGCGCCCGGCGCCCGCCCGCCCCTCCTCCCCGCCATGACGCAACCGGTGGGAGGGCCGCCCGCGCCCCAAGTGGTCGTGCCGGGAGCGGGGTGGGTCGACGTGGCGTCGCGGGCGATCACTCAGGTCGGCTTTCCGATCGTGGTCGCGTGTGTGCTCCTCTGGTTCGTCATCTTCAAGTTTGGGGGCCAGGTCGAGCTGGTGAGCGACCGTCTGATGGAGAATGGGAAGCTCGCCCGCGATCTGATCGAGGTGCAGCGTACCGAGATCGTGGAGCTGCAACGGCAGACCGGCGAGCTCCAGAAGCAGACCGAGAGCCTCGGGCGCATCTCGGAGAAGCTCGAGCGCATGCTCGGCATGCAGCAGAAATCCGCCTACGAGATTGGCGAGAGTGCGGTGCCATGACGGTGCTCGCCTGGCTCGGGCTCGTCTTCGCGCTCCTCGTCGCGGTCGGCATCGGCTACTCGGTGCGTGACTGGTGGCGGAAGGGGGGCGAATGACGGCGCCCGCGAGAGTGACGACGGCGGAAGTCGAGGTGCTCACGGCCGAGGTGCGCGTGCTCATGGTCGGGAGCCGACAAGTGACGCTCTCGGTGGCGCGCCAGCTCGATCTCGTCGACTTGGACGCGTTAGAGCCATTCGGGCGAGTCCGCACGCGCGAGCATGACTATGCGGTCATTGGGAAGCATCGCCAGAGTGGTGTGCTGGTGATTGCGCCCTACTTGCCCCAGCCGCCGATCCTGCATTTTCTTGCTGCGGAGCTACCGGGACGGATCACCGCGTGTGCTACATTGCTGCGTACCGCGCGCCAATATGCGATCGGTCTGCAGTTACGGTACGACGATTGGCCGATTACGGTGCCGACGGAGTGTGTGAATGTCTGCGGGAAACACGCCGGGTACGAGCGGCACGGGTGCGAGCATTGGGAGCCCGGCGAGGTGGCCCCCGTGATTGCTCGCGATGTGAGGCGGGCGCGGCAAGCGTTTGCGCCTCATGTGGCCGCCGCCGCGATGCCGCTGATTGTGCTGGCGGGGCTTCGCTAATGAGCTGGCGCATGGCACGGGCACTCGGGCCGACGGGCAAGGACGGGCTCCTCGGGGAGATTAACGCGTCGGCGCCGAATCGTTCCAAGCTCTCCGACGGCGGCATCGGCGACGCGCGGCACGCGGCGAGCGTGTCGGATCACAACCCGTGCAAGTGCTGCCGCGTTGTCTGTGCGCGCGACTTCACGAACGACCCGGCGGGCGGGTTCGATGCGCACGCGTTTGCCGAGTGGCTCCGTGAGCGCGTCTTGGCTGGCGAGGAGCGCGTCCGGTACATCATATCAAACCGCCGCATTGCGTCCGGTCGCGGCCAGAATCACCCGGCCGGAGTGTGGCGGAAGTACAGCGGCGCGAATCCTCACAACAAGCACGTGCATGTGAGCGTCCGCCACGGCGCCACCTTCTACGACGACACCCGCCCGTGGGGGTGGCACCCGCGGGACGGGACGGCAACGACAACGACACCAACGACCACGGGGGCAACGACATGAGCAAGCGACCCGAGGATGAGTCGGAGCACCTTCCGCCCGACGACGAGGACGCCGACTTCGAGCACGAGGAGGCGGAGCCCGAGCCCGTCGGGCCGCCGGAGCCGTCCGGCGTCGAGGAGCCGAAAGACTGAGTGCCGTTTCTCTCCTCTTCGAGTCTCGCCGAGCGCCCCGACCCGCGGACGAAGGCGGCGCAACCGCTCCCGGGGGTGACCGAATGGGATTGCCCGCGGAACGGCGTGCACGTCGTCGAGGTGCATTACTCGGCCGACCCGCAAAAGCGCGACCCGCAATGGAAGCGGGAAGCGATGCGCGGCATGCCGCCCCGCGGCTGGGCCCGGGAATTCGAGATTGCGTGGGACATGGGCGGCGGCGACCCGGTCTTGCCGGAGTACGTGCCCGCCTTGATGCGCCGCGAGGTGTCGGTGAATCCGAGTGCCCGCCTCCTCCGCGGCTGGGACTTCGGGCAAGTGTGCCCGGCGACGGTGTTTGCGCAAGTCGACGCGTGGGGCCGGCTCTTGATGCTCGGCGAGCTGGTGCTCGAGCACTCGAGCCTTTCCGCGCAAATCGACGCCACGAAGGCCATGACGGTCGATCTCCTCGGCGCCGCCGGCCCGGTGTTCGATGCGGGCGACCCGGAAGCGCTCCACGAAATGGAGCTGGGGTCGATCCGCCGCGAGCTGTTGAAGGCCGGCATCGTGCTCCAGACCTTCGCCGGCCGCGGCGAGTTGTCCTATGAGCAGCTCCGGCAACGGCTCCTCCGTCGCGTGATGGTGCCAGGCGAGCCCGAGCCCTCACCCGCCTTTCTCGTGTCGCCGCGGTGCCCGATTCTCCACTCGGCGCTCGCCGGCGGATTCACGCGCCACCCGAAGACCGGCAAGCCGGTTGCCACGCACCCTTACAAGGACGTAGTAGATGCTACTAGATACCTGCATGACAATATTCAAGGTGCCACAGCCGAGTGGATGGCGAAACTCCAGGCTATAGCGAAACAGGATTGCGCGTGGTGAGTTTTCTAGAGAACTTCTGGCGCCGGGTCGATCAGTCTGGTGGTCCAACCGCCTGTTGGCCGTGGCGTGGCTGGATCAATGACGGTGGCTATGGGATTGTTGCGACGACTTGTCGGCCGCGGGCCATCCATATCCGTGCGCATCGGCTCGCCTACGAGCTGGTCACTCGGAGCCCCATTCCACCCGACTTGACGATTGATCACCTCTGCCGCGTTCGCCATTGCGTGAATCCCGCCCACCTTGAGGTGGTAACTAAGGGAGTGAACGTCCGGCGCGGGCAGACCACGGCCGGTCGCCATGCTGAGGTGATGGTCTGCCCCTTTGGGCATGCCTATGACTCGGTCAACACGGCGTGGAAGGCGGACGGTAGCCGTGGCTGCCGAATCTGCATGCGTCGGCGCTGCCGAGAGTATCGCATTCGCCGCCAACTCGCCGAGCGCGGTGGGATAGCCACGCCGCCCGCCGTAGTGTAGACGGCACGCCCCGACTATGGCACGCGGGGCGGCCCGGGCGGCGCGACGGCGCGACGACGACTCGAGCCCCCTCTCGCCCGCACGCGGCGAGCCGCCGACCAATCTCGCCGTTGACCCGGAGATACAGACCCGCATCCGGCAAGAGCTGTGCCCACTCGTCACACTCACCCGCAACGAGCGCATGGTGCTCCGCGACCGGTGGTTACGCTACTACCGTATCTGGTCGCTCCGCCATGACGTCCAGGGCTACCGCGGGAGAACAAACACCTACTTCCCGATCGGGCGGCGGTGGATCGAGCAATGGGTCACGCGACTCAAGCGCGACCTCTTCCCCGACAATGATTGGTTCGCGTGTCGCGCGCTCGCCGAGGACTTCGAGAAACGCGTGCCGGCGAAGGTGGCACTGCAAAAGTATTGGATGCGCCGCTTCATGCGGCTCCGCCGCCACGCCCTCCCGTTCCTCCGGCAACTTGTCATGTATGGCACGTCGCCGGTGCGCAACGTCTGGCGCTGCATCGAGCACGAGCAACCGGCGCTCCGCGACATCTTGGACGACGACGGCGCCCCGACCGGAAAGACCATTCAGCAAATCGAGAAAGTGGCGGACTTCTTGGGGCCGACGTTCGAGCCCGTCGACCTGTTCGCGTTTTACGTGTGGCCGGTCACCGCGTCCGGCGTCGATTCCGCTACCCTCGCCTTTGAAGACCGGTGCGTCACCCGGGCGCACGTGAACGAGCTGGCGAGCCGGTCACTCGACCCGGGCAATACGAAGTCGACGAATGTCTACGAGAACGTGGATGAGCTGCTCCGGCTCTACGACGAGGCAATCGGCTCGCGTGGCTCGGGCTCTGGCGGTGGCCGGAAGTATGACGCACTGGCGATCCGGCTCGCCGACAAGGGCTTCACCGCGCCACTCGACCAGAACTTGCCGCGTGGGTTGCGGCCCCTCGACGTGACCGAGTGCTCATGGACGGCCGATCTCGAGGGCAACGGTGCGGAGCGCTACCTCGTGACGCTCGGCGCCGACACGGTGCCGCTCCGGGTGCAGAAGCGGCCATTCATGCACGGCGGCACGCAATGGCTCTGCGGCAAGTTTGTCGAGATTGCCGAGGAGTTTTACGGCCGCGGGCTCCCCGAGATTTTCGATTATATCCAATACTTTGTGAACGATCTTGGGAACCAGTCGAGTGATGCGTTTGTGTGGGCCACGAATCCGATCGCCGTGGTCGATATCGGTGCCGTGCAGGACCCCACCTCGCTCCGCATGACGCCCGGCGCCAAGTGGCTGGCGAATCCCGCCGGCGTGCAATTCACGACGCCGCCGACTGGCGCCGCGCAAGCGGGCTTCGACGCCGTGCAGGGCTATCTCGGCATCGGGGACAATCTCGTCGCGCCGACGCCTGCGCGGCCGATCGTGCCCGGGCAGGCGCCCGCGACTGCCGGCACAGGTGGGGCGAGTGGCTTGGCGGCGCAGCTCGCCGATAGCGCCGTCGACATCCGCGCGGTGATCGAGAACCTCGAGGACGACGTGATGCAGCCGCTCCTCGAGCGCAACGACATCCTCGCGCAACAGTGCCTCGACCGGGACATCGTCTTGAAAGTCGCCGGGCAAGACGGGGTCGAGCTGCTCGAGCATCCCATCTCGGTCAACGATCTGGTTGGCGAGTACGAGTGGGAATGGCTCGGCACGAC